TTCTAAAAAGATCGATAAAGACTTTGTAGCAGAGAATGAACGAGACATAGATCCGAACGCGGACATGTCTAATTTCTATCCCGACTCAGTACTAGCAGAACTTAATGGATTAGAGCAAAAAGTCTTCCAGGCCGGCGATAGGCTCGCACGTGCAGAACGCGAATACAGGGACGTCAAGTCCCAGGAGGCCAATGAACGAAAGTCGCAGTTTAAAGATAATAGTCTGTGGGAAGCTGAAGTAGAGGGGGCCGAAGGGACCACCTTGGACATGCGTCGCGATCCGAACAACGACGCTAACGACGCTTTCGACATGGAGGAGCGGAAGGCTAGGGAGCTTGACCGTCGCGTAAAGCAGAACGCTGAGAACCGCGAAGCCGGCAAAGAAGAAGAAGGCGGTCGCCGTGGATTTATCGGGATCATGGACCGTGCCGTATCTGAAGCCCGCCTTCGCGGTGAGATCACGGACAAAGAAGTCGAAGGCCTTAGCCGTATCATTAACTACGTCGGAAGTCATTTCTTTGACGGCGTTAAGATGTCCATCCGCCAGGGGCGCCCGGGCCACCAGGGACAGTACGACGTAGCTAATCGTATTGTTACTATCTTTAAGGAAGCCATCCAAAGTGGCCGCTTTGAAGACACCGCCGGACACGAAGTCGGCCACCACCTGGAGCAGTTCCTGCCAGAGGGAGACCGCGCAGCACTACGTGCCGAGTGGCTTGCAGCCCGAAAGAAGTTCACGGATAAATGGAGCGTATTTGGTCGCCTTGTCGAAGGCTCTGACAACTGGGCAAAGGTTAAGATTTCCAAGGAAGCCTATGCCGAGGCGGCTTCTGACTTCCCTACGCTTGATCGCTTCGTGTCTCCGGTACGTAACAAGAAGGGCGAAATTACCCATTATGAGGTTCGTCCTACGGACGAGATGTACCGTCTATTCTCCCCGCGCGAATGGTTTGCCGAGACATTTAAGGAAGCGTGTCGTGAAAAGCTCAACAATGACCCTGCCTACACCGGCGAGCAGCCAGGTTGGAAGCAGAAGATCGCCGGCGTTTGGAATAGCATCAAGACGGCTTTTGCCCAGGTATTTGGTAAGGAGCAGGCCAAGCGTATCCTGGCTAACTTTGCCAAGGGACGATATAAGCCAGAAGACGCAGATCCGTCTGTCTATTCTGAACCCAAGATGTCCAGTAAGAAGGACGTTGAGGCAGAGACCCGCCTAACCCCAGAAGAACGCGACGCCATTGACCAGGCCCGCGAAGATGACCGCACTATGGCTCGCGGCGAGAAGCCAGAACTTAGCGCCGGCGGAAAGGTTTGGCGCAGCGTGGTTGACCATCCGGTGGTCTCCTGGTTCAAGCCGCTTTCTATGCGTATGCGTACGATTGCTGACCTAAATCCGCAGTCCGAAGCACTCCAAAAGGTGGTCAACGATTTCTCGCTTATACCGGGCAGGGAAACTGAAGCACCTGATTACAACACGGATTCAGCAAACATGCGAAACGTGTTCTTCAACAAACTTACCAAGGCTTTTGGCCCTGTTCTGGAAGACATGCGTAAGATGGGGCCGGCTGAACTAAAGGAGTTCAACTCGCTATTCATCAAAGTCGTCGAAGGACGCGCTCCGCGCCAGGTAGGAGGACGTGTCGGCGAAGCCATGAAGGAAGTCGGTATTGTTTTGGCAGAAATGCACAAGTACGGTATCGATGCTGGTCTGAAACTTGGAAAGGTTGAAGGATTCTTCCCTCGATCCGTAGACGCCAACGCGGTAGACGCAGACAAGGCCGGCTTTGTTCGTGCGGCCACCAAGGCATATGAGGTTCAGTTCGAACGTCTCAAGCAGGAGGCAAAAGATGAGGCGGCTAAGAATGGAACCGAATACGTTGAGGCGGAGACCCCTGACTTTGATCTGATGGCCCGCAATTGGCGCGATGCTATCCTGCTTGGGCGTGAAGGCCTGGACTTTGAGCATGGAATCTTTGAAGAGCCACGCCAGGGAACCAAGGAAAGCTTCCAGAAAAAGCGCGAGTTCACCAAGGACGAGGCCCTGCTTTTTGACGCTTACCGAGACAAGGACGTCGAACGCACCGTTATTAACTATGTTGGCGGTCTTGTGCGTAAGGCAGAGGTATCCCGACGAATCGGAGTGGACAACGGAGCATGGGGCAAGATCAAGAGCGAGATGGACAAGCAGGGTGTAGACCCAAAAGACATCGCAGAAATCGAGCAGCTTATCAAATCGAACCTAGGTATTGGTGGCAAGCGCATGGGTGAAGAGACCCAGAAAGCATTAGACCTTACCAAACTGATTTCAAACGCAGCCTACCTTAAGCTGACAGGTCTTCTTAATATTACCGAAGCTGCTTCTATTGGGCTTCGTACTGAATCGGCATCGGATAGCGCAAAGGCCGTGTGGCAGATGTTTGCGCGAACTGGCAACATCGTCGGACGACTCACGCCAGAACAGACCACTAACGCAAGGAATGAAATCGAACGCATCTACGGCAAGGGACACGATCTTGCGTCTGCCTTGGCTATCGAGTTCGGCATCAATACGATTGATCGCGGGTTCGGTACTATTGCGTCCGGGTACCACCTGGATGGCGGTTCTGATTACCAGGGCAAACTCAACAAAGCTTCTGATGGTGTCTACAGGATGTACGGCATTCACGCCACCGAAGCGGCGAAGAGAGAGATCTCTCTCCGTATTGGGGCTGACTTTATTGACACTAATATCAAGTGGCTTGAAGGTACCCACAACCTGCAGAAAATCGCGCGAGCCATTGGTAAGGAAGCCAAGGCTGACAACCTGGCAAGGGACAGGCTTAAGGAGCTTGGATTAACGGATGCAAACATGGACGAGTTTACCGCATGGGTTAAGGAAATGCGTAAGGGTAATGAAACCGAGCAACTCCAAGCCATCATGGGCGGTGATCCTATGGCCGCTAAATACCGGCAGGCACTTATCATCTTCAACAAACAGTCGTCCGTCCAGGCTTCACGATCTTCGCGCACGGAGTCAGCAAATGATACTCCGTTGGGACGCATGTTCTTCCAGTTCTCTACGTTTACAAATGAGTGGTCAGCTCAACATGGACGACGCATGCAGGAACAAAGTCGTAAGATTGTTGGAAGCGGAAAGTATAACGCTACCGAGCGCATGCTCGCTGCCGGCGTAGGTCCAGCCTTCGCCGTTGCTACTGCTGCTACGTGGGGAATTCGTACCATTATTAACCAACTTACTGGATTTGAGTTCAAAGACGGAAAGGTTCCTGCATGGGTCCAATCTTTGTCTGATGCGTTCGTATACACCGGTATGCTTGGACCTGCTGAAATCCTATGGAAAGCCATCTCCAGAGGACAGCTCCCCGCCGGCGTCGTAGGGGATTGGCTTAAAAAATCATGGACTGCTGGCGCCCAGATGATTGATAACCCAGACTCTAATGCCGCCCAGCGGGCAGTTGCTTCTATCGGCTATCGATCTGCCCTTGTTCCTGCCGCTAACGCTGGACTTGCCCTGGCTACCGAAATGGCCCCGATGCCTGTTAAAGTTGCGGCTGGTGTTGCCGCCCAAGTTATAGCTAATAACCGTACCGAGAAGGGGGTAGCTGACCTCTTTGCCGGAGAAAAGGAAGAACGGGGCAGCAGCCAGGTACCAGAACCCCGTACGCCCCCAAAGCCAAGGCCACCGTCGCGATAAGGTAGTTGACTGATGTTAGGTGTTGGGGGAGTATTCTTCCACAATGCCCAACATTGATACCGACGCCCTGGCCGAGAAGCTCCACGCTGATCTCGGCCTCCAGACTGAGATGGGACGCGAATACCTCCGCGCCATCATTCCCCTAGCCCAGCTTATGGACCGTAAGCAGATGGACTACGGGAGTAGCAATATCAGTTTGAACGGCGAGTTGGGTGTCATGGTCCGCACTCAGGATAAAGTAAGCCGAATCCGGAATCTCCTCACCAAGGAGATGAAGGGCGAGCCGGCTGCTACCAATGAACCGATCATCGATTCTTGGTCCGATCTCGCAAACTACGGCGTCATTGGCCTGCTCCTACGGAGCGGAAAGTGGCGTTGATAGCGTACGGCTAAGACCGGTAAGCAACGCCTGGAGTGGCTCCAGCGTTACCGCAAGGCGAACCCCGCCAGGGTACTTCTCTCTCTTGCTCGCCAACGGGCGAAGAAGATGAGGCTTCCTTTCAGCATTACCGAAGACGACATAGTCATTGGCGTTAAGTGTCCGGTAATGGGGGTACCCTACAAGACGGGTAAGAATCACATACCAGACGCCAAGGCCCCGAGCCTTGACAGGATAGACCCAAAGAAGGGCTATGTGCCTGGAAACGTAGTAGTTATAAGCCGTATGGCTAATACCATAAAGCACGACGCTACTTTCGAACAAATAGGTAAGGTCTACAGATGGCTGAAACGGTTGACCAAAGCCAAGTCCTAGGGACAATGGTAGGACTATGTTATTCGCATTCATTACCCTAGTTATCGGATTTGCCTGTGGCTTTGCCGCCGGCGTCAAGAACGCCAAGTCCTCCAAGGTCGCTAAGATCAAGGACCTGGCAGAAGAATTTAAGATCGATAAAGAGTAAGTGCGGTTCGCCCTGTCAGTCGTATTTTGCGCGCTGGCGGGATGCTCGTCCACGCCCGAACTACCTGTCCAGCCGCCGGCGCCCGCTAAGGCTGACGCTGTCACCGATCTTGGTAAAGACCTGGACAAGACCGACTACCGCGTAGGTGCTGCCCTGGTCGCCATTGAGCGTAACGCCGATAAGCCGAAAGTGGTAGTAGCTGAATCTCGCCTAGCCCAATCATATCTTCCGCCGGCCCCACCTGCGGACGTAGAATTCGCGATCGCTCGCGCAACCAAGCAAGACCCGCTCGACTACGCCAAGCAAATGGCCTTCGGGCGTCAGTTGGCGACGGCGGTAAATAAAGCGTGGGAGCGTCTTGAGGCCGACCAAGCCGAGGCAAAGCGTGTGTCTGATTTAAAAGACAAGAAAATTGCCGAACTGACCGAGAAGATCAAGCAAGGCGAGAAGGACACCTGGACTATGGCGGGCGTCGCGCTGGCAGTTATCGGAGGGGTGGTAACTGCCCTGGTAGGTCCACGCACCGGCATTCCATTACTGCTGTGCGGCGGCGCAATCGGGGCATTCCCATTCGTGGTGGATAGTCCGTACTGGAACTACATCGCCGGGGGGACGCTCGGCGTCGCATGCCTACTAGGTCTATACTTGCTGTGGGATTACGTCCGAGACAAAGCCAATGAAAAGACCAAAGATCAAAATTAATTTCGAGGAACTGGGCGACCTTCCGCCCACCAACAAGAACAGCACCGACTTCGGCCAAGCCGACAAGGTTACCGGGGAGGTGACTTTAGATCCCAGGCAACCGCCTTTTGAGATGTTAGATTCTGCCGTCCACGAATTCCTGCACGTTGCGAATCCATACGCCTCAGAAAAGAGCGTAGCAGCAACGGCTACTATCATTGCTGAAGCCCTATGGAGGATGGGTTACCGACGATGAGTGTGGAATTCTTTACGACGATCATCGTCCCAGGTATCGCATCAGCCGCGTACTTGTCAGCCAGTATTGCCTGCTTCTGCGCCGGACGACCTGCCCTAGCCGTTATGTGGGGATGCTACTCATGCGCAAATATAATGTTGCTGATGACTGTAAAAAGATGAAACCAACAGAAGAATACGGCCTTTTAGAGCAGCTCCAGAACGGAGGCTTGTGGGCTGCCATTATCGGTATGGCCGGCATGATCGCCAGGTTGCTACTGTCTACCGCTCCTGGGATGACGTGGGGCAAGGCCGCGCGGTATGTACTAGCCGCCGGCATTGTCGCATGGTTCGTCGGCCAGGGGCTGAAGGATGTCTCTATGACGCAGGGTCTACGAGATGCATGCGTCGGCATTGCCGGCGCCTCTGCTTCACAGATCGTTGACTTCTCAATCCTGTGGGTAAAAGCAAAAGGCGCTAAAATTAAGGGTTAAACTATTGATTAACACGGGCTTACAATTAGTTTACAAAATCTGGCTTTTGTAACTTGACGCCCTACATTATGTAGATCAACGTCTCTTCCATCGGACCCAACGCCGTGAAGAATCAAACACTCGACATCAAAAAACTCGTCGCCCGCTTCGGCGGTCGCATGGATCTTTGGCGTCGAATGAATGCCAGGGGTTACGAACTCTCGGTTAAGACGATCGAGAAATGGGGCGAGCGTAACAGCGTCCCGTCCGCTCGCATTATGGAGCTTCTTGAACTTGCTACATACGAGAAGCACCCTATCAATTTGAACGACTACATGGTCCGCTCGGCTCCCAACGCCGGCGAATCCCTTTCCACCCACCGACATGAAAAACAAAAAAGCAAAGTCGTCCCTCGTTGAGGGACCCCGCCCCGTCGTCGAAATGTCCCTCGGAGAAATCCAGGGTTACATCTCGATGCACGAAACCAACATCGAGGGATCCAAGTCCAGGCTTGGTGAACTCAACGATGAAATCCGTCGTCGTTTCGAACCCGTCTTGATCGACGCATTGTCCAAGCAGGACAAGCAGTCCGGCCAGCACACGTTCGAACACGATGGCTTCAAGTTCACCGGCGAAATCAAGTCCACCGTCAAGTGGGACTCGCCTACCCTGGAGCGCATCGCGACCACGATGCCCCCCGAGATGATGCGTCGCATCTTCAAGATCGATTTCTCGGTACCCGAGAAGACGTTCAAGACCATTACCGACCAGAAGCTTATCGATGAACTCATCGAGGCCCGCACGGTTAAGTACTCCGAAGCCAAGATCATCTTCTCCGCCTAATCTCACAACCCAACAACCGCATGAAAATCATCAAGGCAAGCGACCGCCTCAAGGCCGCACCAAAAGTCAACATGCTCATCTTCGGCCCGTCCGGAGTGGGCAAGACGACTCTCGCCCGCACCCTCGACCCCGCCACGACCCTGTTCGTGGACCTGGAGGCCGGAACCCTCGCCATCCAGGACTGGCCCGGTGACGTCATCGACGTCCGTGCCGCCGCCCAGGAGTACGGTCGCTACCCGTGGGAGATCGCCCGCGCGCTCGCCCTCTACATCGGCGGTCACGACCCGAGCGATTCCGTCGGCTCCTACTCCAAGCCCAACTACGACGCCGTACAGGAGGCGTTCAAGGACATCGACCTCAAGAAGTACGATACGGTCTTTGTGGACTCTATCACCGTCGCCTCGCGCGAGTGCTTTAAGTGGGCCGAGAAGCAGCCCGAAGCCGTCTCCGAGAAGACTGGCAAGCCCGACACGCGTGGTGCCTACGGCATCCTTAAGAAGGAGATGATGCGCTGGACCACCCACCTCCAGCATTGCAGCAAATCTGTCATTATGGTCGGCATCCTTAACCGCGAGGAAGACGATCTCAAGCGGGTCACTTGGTCTCCCCAGGTTGAAGGCGCCGCTACTGGCCGTGAACTCCCAGGTATCTTCGACCAAGTCATCACCCTTCAGAACTTCAAGGCAGAGGATGGCGTAATGTACCGTGGCCTCTGCTGTCAGCAGCAGAATCCGTGGGGCTACCCCGCCAAGGATCGCTCTGGACGCCTCGACGTGCTGGAAGCTCCAGACCTCAAGGCTCTGGTTAAGAAGATCCGTGAAGGCAAACGCACCGACTCCAACGTCATCACCGTGATGCCCGAGAAGAAGTAATTTCCACCCACCCAAAAACACCAAGAAAACATGAGCATGTTCTCCCCCACCTCCGGAGCCAGTTCGGCACCGGAACTCATCCCCAACGGCACCATCTCCTGGGCCATCCTCACGGTCCAGGCCGCGCGCCAGTCCGGCACCACCGGCGGTACGTACTACCCCGTGACGCTGACTCTCGTCGGCGGTGACCACGAAGGCCGCAAGGTCTTCGACATGGTCCCGGACATCCAGGACGACCGCAACAGCGAGAAGTGGCGCAAGATGGGCATCACGTCCGTCGCCCGCATCTTCGAATCGAGCGGTTGGTTCACGCCCGCAAAGCCCGAGTCGTACAACGCCTTCGAAGGCAAGCCCACGCTCGAAATTATGAACGGTATGGACGGCCAGCGTGTCGCCATCAAGGTCAAGATCGAGGAGTCCAAGGACCCTGCCTATTCTGACAAGAACAAGGTCGGCGAATGGCTCTCCCCGAACCCCGCGTCCGGTGGCTACAAGGATTACCAGAAGCTTATCGGCGGTCAGGCCGCAATTGATACCGCTCGCGGTAACGCCTTCAGCGTTAAGCCCACGACCACCGCTCCCGCTTCGATCCAGAAGCCGGCGTGGCCGAAGGCTCCCTCCGGAAACGGACCGTTCTAAACCCTCGCAGGCTTACCGGACCCCCAGCCCAGATATTGCTGGCGTATTATTCATTCTACGCTGTAATATCTGATAGGTCCGGTAAGCCTGTTCTCTTTAAAACACCCAAGGTGCGAGTGAAAAGCGTTAAACCAGCCGTCGGTCTGGACACTTCCGCTTTAAATTCACGCAGGAGTGAAGCGGCTGTTGGGGTCGCCTCTCCTCCCGCACCCCCACTTTTTCTATGAAGCTCCGCCCTCGACAGCAGGAGTTCGTGCGAAAGGCCCTGTGGGCCATCGCCGAATGCGGAGAGACCCTAGGCGTTGCGCCTACCGGTGCTGGCAAGACTGTCATGCTGTCAGCCGCCATTCACCAACTGATGAGCAAGACCCCAGGAATGCGGGTACTTGTCATCCAGCACCGCGATGAACTGGTAGCCCAGAACAGGGCCACCTTTAAACGGGTAGCCCCCGAGACCCCCTCCGACATCTACGCAGCCGATCGCAAGCGTTGGTCCGAGGGTGCCACTTTTGCGATGGTCCAGACCCTCTCGCGCCCAGACAACCTGGAGACGATGCCCAGGATGGACCTTATCGTCATCGATGAGGCCCACCACGTCGCCGCCGTATCGTACCGCTCTATCTTGGATCGCGCCAGGGAGCTAAACCCTAACCTTAAAGTACTGGGCGTCACGGCTACCCCCCAACGAGGGGATAAGAAGGCCCTTAAGGAGGTCTTCTCCAATGTCTCCGACGTCATCACCGTTAAAGAGCTTATTGAGGCCGGCAACTTGGTGCGTCCTCGCGCGTTCGTCATCGATTGTGGCCTACGCCAGGAACTTGCCTCCGTCCGCAGAACCATTGCCGACTTTGATATGGATGCGGTTGCCGCGATCATGGACAAGTCCGCCGTCACCGAGCGGGTAGTCGAAGAATGGAAGGCTAAGGCCGGCGACAGAAAGACCGTGCTGTTCTGCTCTACCGTGGCCCACGCCGAACACGTAACCGAGGCCCTCAAGGACGCCGGCGTCAAGGCCGACATCGTACACGGCAACCTGTCTGAACACTCTCGCAGAAAGGTTTTACACGGCTTCGAACACGGCCATTTCCAGGTACTGGTAAACGTCGCCGTCCTCACCGAAGGATGGGACTGCCAGACAGTTTCGTGCGTCGTCCTCCTACGCCCCTGTTCTTTCAAGTCCACGATGATCCAGATGATTGGTCGCGGACTCCGCAAAGTTGACCCCGAGCGGTACCCCGGCGTCATTAAGACCGACTGCATTGTAATAGATTTTGGTTATTCACTACTTGTTCACGGTGGCATTGAGACCGAGGTTAAGCTCCAGCCCGTTGAACCTGGCGAACCGCCTATTAAAATCTGCCCGTCCTGCGGGATGGACGTGCCGGCTCAACTGGCGATATGCCCAGCCTGTGAACACATCTTTGACGGCGTCGAGCGTCGCATCAAGGAGGCCTCCGAGGACCGCGAGGACCTGGTCAACTTCACCCTTACGGAGGTCGAGATTTTTGAGATGTCCCCCTTCCGATGGGAGTCCTTCTGGGACGGCATGGTCACGATGGCTAACGCGATGACCGCCTGGGCTGTAGTCGTGCGCCACGACGACAAAGAGTGGGTTGTGGGCGGGCTAGATAACTCCGCCTCCGTCAAGCTAATCGGGGTTACCACGGATCGCCTCCAGGCTATCGCCTCCGCAGACGACTACCTCCGTGAACACGGAGACAGGGACGCCGCCCGCAAGTCCAAGCGATGGCTCCACGAACCCCCCTCTACCAAGCAACTTGATATCCTGGGCCTCACCCCCCTGTCCGCGATGAGTCTGACAAAGTACAAGGCATCCTGCCTTCTTACTTGGAAGTTCCGCGAACGGTCCATAAAAGCCAAGGTACTTTCCATCTGATGAAATTCAAACCCGAGATCAAAAACCCAACGCACGATGCCGTCGTCGAACTTATCGACAAGGCTATGCAGGCGAAGAATAAGGAGCAGCCGAAACGAAAGTACCTTGGCGCATCCCGCATTGGGGAGGGTTGTTCGCGTAAGCTTGCTTACGAATACCATATGACGGAGAAGGACCCAGGTGCTGACTTCAAGGGCAACACCCTGCGTATGTTTGATATGGGCCACGATGGCGAGTCTCGCGTAGCGGAGTATCTCCGTCTCGCCGGCTTCGAACTCCAGACTCACACCCCCGACGGTCGCCAGATCGGCATCTCCGATGTCGATGGTAAGTTTAAGGGCCACCTTGACGGTGTTGTCCAAGCCGGTCCAGACATCCCCGGCCTCGTCTACCCGATGCTGTGGGAAAACAAGGCCCTGGGCGTTTCATCTTTTAAGGACGTCGTCAACAAGGGAATCAAGGAAAGTAAGCCCATCTACTACGCGCAGGTCCAGATTTATATGGGCTACCACAAGCTTGAATCGTGCCTGTTTACGTGCTTAAACCGCGACTCCGCCGAACTCAACGTAGAGGTCATCCCTTTCGACTCCAGGGACTGCCAGGATTACATCGATAAAGTCGCTGTTATCGTATCTACCATTGACCCCGAGGAAATCCCCCGCCCCTATAACGACCCGTCCGACTACCGATGCAAGGTGATGTGCGATTTCCGCGAACGATGCTGGGATCGCAAGGCCACCAAGCAGGAACCCGTACAGTCGTTCGACTTCAGCTTACTTAAACCAAAAACCAACACCGAAATCGCACCTTCATGGCTTCCAAAAAAGTGAAGAAAAACGTCCTTAAGGATATGCTTGTCCAAGAGGGCAAAGATAACCTCAAGAAGATTAATGAAATCGCCGAAGAGATGGGCGATGAGTTGCTCCTGGCCGATGGGCTAGAGGCGGCGATCATCGGGGTGACGGCTGGCTGTATGGAGCCTGTCGTCGTCTATGACCACGACAAGTGCATCGAAATTTTCTTTGTCGTCGAAGGGATGTCTGAAGAGGACGCGATGGACCATATGTCGTACAACGTCACAGGCTCTTACGTCGGTTCGAAGACTCCCATCTTCATCCGCTTTATCTGACGATGAGCGAGGCTCCAATCGTCGATGGCTCCGCCGTCGATTCGCACCTTCGTCTTCTTTTTGGAGAGAACCCTACGGGATACGTGTGCCTGCGGGGCATCGGTGAGAAGGGTACGGATCGCGAGGGCGTGTTCCGCGAGGACATCTTTCTCCAGCCCAGTTCCCTTGGATGGCGTCGATTCTCGATGTCCGTCGCCTTCCACGCGACGCGCTGGGGACAGCACGGAGTGGCTACTTTTATCGTGCCGTGTACCCTGCGGGAGTGCCGTGGCACGTCCGAGAACTGCGACGTTTTCCGGTCGGTTTGCGCCGACTTCGACACCGGCGACACGGACGCAAAGCTGGCCTTTGCTGAAGAACACCTCGGCCCTGCCGCGATGGTCGTGCTGTCGGGTGGCATCACGGAGGAGGGCAAGCCCAAGCGTCACGTCTACTGGTCTGTCAGCCCGAACCTCTCGGTCCAGGAGATCGTCACCTATCGAGACTCCATCGCTCGCAAGTGCGGTGCCGACATCCAGTTCGGCCTGGGCGTAGACGGCAACCCTTACGGTCGCGCGCACCAACCCATTCGCGTCGCCGGCTCAATCCACGGCAAGTCGGGCGTCGTCCGACTCGTCACTATCGAGCGTCTGTCTGAACCCTCTCCCGACTCGGCCTTTCCCACCAAGGTGGCCCTGCTCCCGGCCAGCCCGTGGGCCATCAAGGAAGAAGCCGCCAAGGTCGGTGCAATGTTCAAGCCCGAGACCGATACGACCGCCGCCTTGACCACGGACGTGTCCGCTGGTGCCGAGGGCGGAGAGACCAGGTGGTCCGCCTTTACCCGCGTAGCGGGTCACTACCTGCACGTCGCCCGCAAGGGGGATATGAACGTCGATGAGGCCAAGCAGGCTACCCACGGGTGGATGCTGGCCCATATGGATCCGCCTTGGCCCGACGCCAGGTTCAACTCCGAGTGGCAGGGCCTGCTCCGCAAGGACATCTCCAGCCACGGCCCAATGCAGGAGCCAGAGAAGCCCATCCTCCAGGAGGGCCAGGGCCTCGCGGTATGGGGCGCCCACCGCTGGTCCCTCGATACCCCACCCACCCGTCAGTTCCTCGTCAGCAAGCTGATCCTGGCAGGCAAGCACCACCTCCTCGTCGCTGAAGGCGGAGCCGGCAAGACTTTCCTAATGCTGGACCTGGCTTTGAAGGTGGCCGGCAACAAGGAGGGCGACACGTGGGGCGGTATGCCCGTGATGCGTAAGGGGGCCGTCGTCATCCTCACGACCGAGGACGACAAGGACGAACTCCACATCCGCCTCCACGATATGGACCCGAACGGTGAACGTCGTCGGGACGCCGGCGACGACCTCGTCATCCTGCCTACTATCAACTCGGGCGGGGCCTTCCCCCTCGTCGAGAAAGACCCGCGCACCCAGGAGGCCAGGGCTTCCCGCAAATGGCTTGAGTTCTTTAACCTGTTGAAGAATATCAAGAATCTACAACTAGTGGTCATCGATACGCTAAATTCCGTGCTTCACGGTGAGGAGAACTCCGCCACCGTCATCAATGAATTTATCCGTGTCGCCAGCCAGATTTGCGGTGAACTCAACGCTACCCTCATCGTCGTCCACCACATCCGCAAGCAGGGCGACGAACCTATCCGCAACGCGGAGCAGATGAAAGCCGCGATCCGTGGCTCCTCCGCCCTGCCGTCCGCCTTCCGCTGTAACATCGGGGTGTGGCATTGCTCCGACTATGACCGGCGTATGAAGGCACTCAAGATGACCCCCAAGAAGGGTGCCTTGTGGAAGCTGGCCGTCATCAAGGCCAATAACCCCGAGATGTTTGATGGCGAACGTACGCTCCTGCGTACGCAATCCGGCCTGCTCGTTGATGTCACCGATCAAGATAAGTTCAACGACATCAACTATATGGAACGCCAAGCTTGGATGCTCGCCGCCATCACCCTGGGCGCGCGCAACGGCCACCCCTACTCCATCGAGGGCAAGAACGCCAAGAGCGGTCTCTACCGCCGTCGAGGCGAACTGCCGGCAAACCTGCGGTCCATCGGCCCTGGCGAGTTTGCCCATCTGGTGGACGAGATGCTGATGTCCAAGGCCATCGTCGCGGCAGCAGCCAAGGGCGGTAAGGAGAAGAAGTGGCTTGATATCGCCAGCGGGCCTATCGCCACCGACGAAATCGGGGCTGAAATCAACTCCGGTGCCTACGACCCTCCGAACTGGGAGATGTACGCCTACGACACGGAGGCACGAATTATCATTAAAACAATATGAGCAAGAACTTCATTATCAGACAGGCAGACGACGGGCGAGACAACGTCTCGCTTTGGGATCGGTGCCGAATGATAGTGGAGAATGGCATTAAGAAGTACGGGGACGCCGGCGGACTCCCCATCTCGGGGACGGGGCGCGCGAGAAAACAAAAGAAAAAGGTTGAAGGTAAGGAGAAGAAAGCAAGTGTACCCATCCCAACTAAACGCGATGAACCCCGTAAAAAGCCTCGTAACAAATCTGATATTTAGTGCCAGCGTACTCGCGGCTCCCGTGCCAGACTCCTGGCTGGACGCAGTCCAGCTGATCGAAACGGGTGGAGAGAAGGACCCCGACTCCGCGTTGGGCGACGGTCAAAAGGCCCGTGGCAGATTCCAGTTCCACAAGGAAGCCTGGGCCGACACCACCGAGATTAGGAAGAACCTGGGCCAGAAGACGTACCCGTATTCGAAGGCCCACGATAAGGCCATCGCGACCGAATACGCACGGACTTGGCTGACCACCCTGCGTGACCGCGTCTCCCTGGCGATCGGGCGCAAGGCCTTTGCCCACGAAACGTGGCTCGCGTATAACCTGGGCTACCACGGCTTTAAACGCTACAGCTTCCGCCCGTCGAACCCGATGCTCGACGACCGCAAGTTTGAGAAGGCTATGAAAATCTACCGATCCATCTACATCAAATGAGCGACCTCTATGAGACCATCATCCAGTCACCCCTCATCGCCTTCAAGGGCGAACGGGGTGCGATGAGGGGTGCCGTGTCCTTCCGGGGGCATAAGATGTTCCACTCCACCGCAGTCCGACTCGTCGAGATGCGTCCCCACCTTGAGGAGATGAACGCACAGCGGATGACTCTGCGGGCGGCTTGCAAGAAGCTTGGCTACTCCAAGCCCTGCATCTACGGCTGGCTCAAGATACTCGGCATCCGCTGGCGGACCTCCGAGAAGGGCCAGGGGAAGAAGATCAATAAGACGGGATGGCGCGACGCCATCATTGCTGGTGCCTTGGCCGGCAAGACGCTGGAACAGGTAGCCGACTCCCTCGGGGGCGTCCACCTCCAGAACGTCCACCGCTTCTGCAAGATGAACGACATCGACTGGAAGGACTTGAAGAAACAATACGATGCGAAAACAAACGGATAAGGACCAATGGAAGGGTGGACTCATCGTCCGCCAAGAAGCCGAAGGCTCGGTGAGCGAACAGCAGATGGCCTTCATCGAGGCCTACGTAGCCAATGGTGGTAACGCTATGATCGCGGCTAAATCCGCCGGCTACGACCCCTCCAACGGCTCCGCCTTGCTTAAGAACCATAAGGTTCGCGAGGCCATCGAGATTTACCGTGACACCGACATCAAGACCAAGGGCGCCACCAAGGCCTGGGCCGTGATGAACCGACTGCTCGATGATCCCGCCACTCCCGCCCAGGTCCAGTTCCAGGCTGCTCGTTGGACCCTGGAGGCCTCGGGCCACGGTCTGTCTGCGGTAGCTGCTGCCCTGGCCGTCGGCAACCGAGGCAAGAAGGACCTCCAGGATATGTCCGTGTCCGAACTCCAGGATATCGCTGACCGCGCGCGAACCTGGCTCGACTCTATGAAGACGGTCGTCAACGTAACGACCTCTCTCACCAATACTATCGATCTTCCCAATGAACCCAGAACTACCATACGACCCGACGATCACCCTCCGGCTTGAACTCGGCAGGGTCACCGACCAACGCGACGCTTTCGAGAAGGCTTTCAGCACGGAAGTGCTGAAGGTCGTCCGAGTGGCTGTCCTCACGGCAAGCCGTGAAACCAACGCAGAGATTGCTTACCTCAAGTCCGAGGTCGAGCGTCTGAAGAATAACTGCGCCTACCTGGACAAGAAACTCGACGAGGAACTCGGCAAGTGATCCACGAATTCCGCAACCCGATGCCCGTCGAGACCCCTCTCGGCTATGGCCTTCTCATCTACGTCCGCGACGGTGGCACCTTCGCCAACGACGTCTTCGCCATCGTCCTGGACGAGGACGGCATCATCCGCCATATGACCACCGATCAGTTCAAGCTCCTCCGCAACGACACCTTCGGCATCCGCGACCAATGAAGACCGCCAAGACTTCGCAGGAGGCCAGGGCTAAACCCGGCCTTAAGCTCGTCACCCCCTGGGAGAAGGAGCTGATCGACCACCAAATCAAGGGACACCGCGAGCGGTGGGCCTCCCTGTACGCGCGCAACAAGTGGACCCCTCAACCCCCAACCAAATGAAAGAAGTCGAACTGACCGTCGAACTCGACGACCACACCTACATCGTCAACCTCAATGCCGGTCTCACCTGGGAGGACGACTCGTTCGACCACGATTGGGGTGGCCGTACCCAGACCGAGGAGTGCGGGCATTGGGAGCTGGACTGGGATGATACCGAGGTCATCGACTGCACCGACGAGGACGGGGATGAGATCGACCCCGAGACCGTGCCTGGACTGATGAAGGCCATCCAGGAAGAGGCTGAAAGCATCGACTACGGAGACTGAAACGTGCTTCGTAAGTCGTTGATAGTCGTGGGTCGAGGAAGGGGTGTTTTACCCCCCTCATCCTCGTGCCTCAAACCGCGCGAGGAAGGTACCACTTACGTTGATTATCAACGACTTAAGTGCGATTTACCCCCCTTCCTTTCCTTTTTGGCAAAAACGACACCCCCCCCTTCCTCATCGGATCTCGTTGCAGTTACGTCACTTACAGAACGACGAGGAAGCGAGGAAGCACCCTATTAATACTATTAATGGCATCCTCGGGCTTTGCCCATCGCCCAGAAGGGCGAGGCATCCCGACTGCATCATAGTATGAACCCAACCCCTTACCCAAAATGAACCCAATCCAATTCTCCGCCTCGGGTACCCCAAGGCCTCAACCCAGGCCCAGACTCTGCAAGGGGCGCGTCGTCTCCGTAGCCGACGCTAACGCCAAGCGGTGGATCGTCACCGTCGAGCGGTCAGCTCGTAAAGCCTTCGACGCTCACGGCGTAGCCGGCGAACCGCTCGACGTGTTAATGCTCTTCCGTATGCCCACCCCCAAGGATGATCGCTGGGGCAAACCCCACACCTTCCGTCCCGATGCCGACAACCTGGCAAAGCTGGCACTCGACGCGATGATGAGGGCCGGTCTGATCAAGGACGACTCGTCGGTCTCTAGCCTGGTCATCAAGAAGGTTTGGGCTAACGACGGGGGCGCCCACTTTATGCTGTCGATCGATTCCACGATAGCCCCAACGGCCCCCTTCATTGAGCCTCCAGGCTGGGTTGGCGGTTTCGGTTGATGCCTACCTAGGGTTAGGTCGTCCAAAGGCCTTACGGGGCAAATGCGGAGGCACAAAAAAAGGGACGACTCGCAAGAATCGCCCCTTTTGGCCGCTTTTCTCGATTAGCGCCTAATCTTGGGGAGAAGCACTCCGCCCGCTTCGACGAGCCAAGCCTTGGCCCGCTCAATCGTCTCAAGCCCAGACGTGCTGTAGGTGACCCCAGCAGGCCGGTCCTCCGCACATTGGATGATGAACGCAAGGGCCTCCAGCGGAGGCTCCACGGGGTTCTCCGCCAGGTACTGGTAGTGCGACGCAATCTCCGTCTGGATCATCGCCTTCGTGATATCGGTCTCGCGGATGTCGATGCTCTCGGGGCATTCGACACCGATCAGCTCGTACGAGTGCCACATCTTCTCGTCTTCCTTCTTGGTGAAGGTGACGCGGACGATGACGGTGTAGTCCCCGATTTCCAGGGACACGTGTTCTTCTTGTTCTTTTTTGTTTTTCATTGGGTGGGAATTATTCTTCGACGAGGACTTCATCGACCCAGAGGGTGATGCCGAGTTCCTTGGCGACGGCCTTGAGGGCCTTCACCTTCTTGTTGAACTCTCGTTCGCATTGCTTCTCGGTTCCGAACGTCTCGATACCGAGTTCGGCGATCGCCTTGACGGCGTAGTGGTTGGGTTGGCTCATTTTTGTGTTGGGAAATTAGTTAAGCCCGTCGGCCAAGGCCCGGAGCCTGCGGTAGAGTTCGTCGGCCTTGTCCACCTGGACAAGGGCCTCCTTCGTCTGCGGGTTGTGAGGGTCGCTCTTGTGCCAGTCGTGGTCCACGTCGTTTGCCCGCATCACGACGTAGTCGAACGCGAGAATCTCTTCGTGCGTGACCACGATGGTCATCTTGTATGTCTTTGGCTTGCTCATACGTCGAGTGCTTTGACGGTGATCGTCGCGTAGTTGTCCCACGCGGTACACCACCACATAATCATCTCGTCTATCTGCGCCCGCATATCGTTACCCAGGTCAGCTCGGTCCGAGAATCCGGAGACCGTGACGCAGTAGGTGATGATGATGCGGGAGTCGCAGACCGCACTCGATGTGATTTTGACGGACGTGAAGTCCAGTCCGATATTGCCGTAGTCGAGGTTCTCGACGCACAAGGCGTCGGCTACCTCTTCCTTGGTCGCGTCGCGTTTGCTCGTCGTTCGGGCAGTCACGACGATTTCGAACTTCCGCTTGGTGACCTTCGGCTCTTTGCTGATCATAACAGCCGTGGTCTTGTTCCAGCAGAACTCGGCCTTGCCTTGCGACTCGACCTCCAGGGCGACCATCTTGGCGTCCTCCTTGCTGGTGGCGGTGACTTCGCAGACGATGTCCACGTTGCGGATGACTTGATACTTGGGCATTGTATTATTTGTTTCGGGGGTTGGAGGGGTCCGCGAGGTCGCGAGCGCGTTGGATTTCTTCTTCAAGGTTGCCCTTGCCGTCCTCGATGTTCGCGTAGTCGATGTATGGGGAGTACGACCAAACCGCGTAAGAGCCACGGTCGTAGGAGATGGAGACGTGTTCGTAATCGCCGGCGAGGATGACCTCGGCATCGTACTGGTCCGACCCTTCCGTGGACTCGCTGATCGGGATGCCAAGGCGGGTCACGACGGTTTCGATCCAGACCTTGAGAGCCTTACGGCTCATCTTGGCTACCTTTTTTTCGGTGAGAGAGAAGATGGAGGCCATATTAGATTTTCTCGATTTCCTCGATAGCCTGCTCGGCTGTCAACTCACTATTGTTATCTTCATCGATTTTGTCGTTACGGTTCTTCAGCTCCTCGTCGGCTTCGTGGGCATCTATGACGGCATTTGAGTAAACATCCATCCGCGCACTTTCGTACGCGTAATGGACCTGGCTCATATAGTGGTCCTTCGCGGCGGGGTTGTCCCCGTAGCGGTCGCCCTCTTTGCCGTGTTCGTACGACATCTGGTCGCAGTCAGCGGAGACCGTGGAGGCCATCCACGACAGCATTGTCGCGATGTTATGCACCGCACCGATGCGTTCGTCGTGGCCCGCCAGTTCCTGGCAGACCATTTCGAGGTCGTCTTGCGTGGGCCACGCGTGGATGATACTCCAGAGGGCCTTGAAGCCCTCCGTCTGGTTTTCGTCTGGGTGTTTCATTGGGTTGGGAATGGTTATCGCTTGATCATCAGCCACAGGGCGAGGCCGATGCCGAATGAGAAGAAAAGGGCCGACACGACGAGTTTATCGCCGGCGGATAGGGTGGATAGAATTTGCATTAGAGGTGAAATTTGATGCCCGTGCTTTTGACCTCCCCGACCAACCAGTCGTCGGGTTCATTGGCGATGACCGTGGCGTCCATAATGGCGTCCGCGACGTCATCCTTACGCCAGCGGGTGGGGTAGGTGGCCTCGATGCGGTAGTAGACGTGGACCGTGCCAGGGCTGGCGACGTGGTAGTCGTCTACCACGATGTCGTCGAGAATGATGTCGTCGTGTTCGCACTCAATCCATTCTTCGAAATCAGGGCATTCGTCCAGCCACCAACCCTCGATTGCCTTCGGGGTCTGGGACGGGGGGAACGTGAACGTCACCTTGACGCCCAAGGCAACTCGCGCGGTTTTAGTTTCGTCGCTCATATCAGAAACAGTCGCTGTCGATGACGTTGAGGGAGAAGTCGCAGGCGTACTCCTCCAGGGAATCGCCAATGGGGTCTTCGACGATCAGGTTCAGCTCCTCGATAAAGGAATCCTTGGCCTTCTCCAGAGACGTGCCGGCGATCACTTGATGCCTGAAGCGGGCGATGAGGCGGAAGGAGATGGTCCAATAATCTTCGTCGTCATCGATGTCGCGGTCGGGGTCAACGCCCTCGCATTCGTCAATGCAACTGACGTCGCAATAGACGATGTCGCAGTAGTCGGCCCACGCGGTAAGGCTGGGCTGGACGAGGCCTTCGACGAGGTCGGTCGGCTTCGCCTTGATGATTTCTTCGACGTACCGGAGTGCGTTCGCCTTCACGCCCACGACGGAATTACCGTAGGTGAAGTGTTCGTATCGGGTGACATCGATATCGACGACGAAAACGTGTTCGTCGTATTTCTTGAGGTTGATGGTCATTTTGTTGGGTTCAGAGAGTGGAGGGAAGGGCGGACCAATGGGCAACCCAATAGTCCTGGCGGAAGCCGTGCAGGACGTAGTCACCGCGAATAAGGCCGGCCTTTGCCAGGACGGCAAAGGTAGCCTGCTTATGGTTCTCGTCGATGGACAGGTCGTGATTCCAGCGGACGCGAGCCTTGAAGACGCACGGATCGCCCGAGGCGGTAATGGCCTTCGCGTTGAGGTGAGAGGTGTGGCCCATTTTAAAGCAACGGGTCGTGCTGATGTATGCGAGCATAGGGTTTAGCTGGATTAGTATTTGTCGGGGTAGATAAAGAGAAGCCCACTTTCGGAGCAATGTTCAAGGTCTTCGACGTACTCCACAAGGCCCACGACGTCATCGGAGTGGCTCGGGGTAGAGCAAAAGTCACCGTCGATGTCGCAGTCAGGGTCGGCAGGACCGCCACCGAACCAGCCACCAAAGACCTCGTCGGAGATAAGGGACTCGCGGCCCTTCGGAGTCAGCGCTCGGTACAAAAGGCCGGCAACCTTCACGGGAATGAAAACCGCCAGGTCGTCCCATTCAGCCAGGGCGGGCTTCGCGGAGACCGCACGGGCCTCTGACAGGGTTAGCAGGTCAGAGGGCGTCACGGTCCATTCCTGGGCCTTCCGCTTGCGGTATCCGTTGAGGGTCCGACAGGCCGATTCAAGGCACTCGATTTGTTTGGGGGTACGCATAGGTTTGGGAAATTATGATCAGCCGAAAATGACTTCGCCGTAAATGGCGATTTGGAAGATGGCACCGGCATCGATGACGTCCATCTCTCCCGCGATGTCCTCGTCGCCCTCCAGGAGGAGGACAATCATTCGACGGTGATGCGGTGCAAGGTCGGCGTCATTCATATGCTCGCGGAGGCGGGAGCCAAGCTCGTCGGGGTCAAGGCGGACGGGATTCGTATCGACGTTGCCCTCTTCGCACGGGTGAACGGTGACCTCGGCATAGAAACCTTTCGGGGTGTCCTTATGCACGTAGGTGGTCCATTCGGTATAGTCTTCGCGGGTGTAATGTCCGCCTTCGGTCGCGGTGACGATGACGTGGGACAGGGCTTCGCGGGCTTTATCTGACAGGGTATTGTCGGGATTCATATATTAGGGAGGACCTACAACCTGTAGGACTCGGGGGGTCTCGTCAAGGGCAGTCTCTTCATTTCGTCGGGGCATAAAAAAGGCCCCTTGCGGGGCCTGGCGATCGAGCTTGGCCCAGGTTAGGCCTCGGGATAACGCTCATCCGCCAAATGCCGGCGGACCATATCAAGCCCGCGTAAGGCCTGCCCGCTTGTCAATTGTTCGGGATTGTCTTCCGCCCAGGCTATCAAGGTTTCCGCGTCTCGCGCGGTTTCGACGGGGGTCATTCCGTAAAGCATATTAAGGGCCTTCATAGGGGTAAGAGGTTCAATTGCTTCCGTCCCTAACCATTGCTGGCTTTTCGGGATAGCGGGCAACGTCGCGTCGAATAAGACGATCACCGGAGACCAACCCCAGCGGGCAAAGCAATGGGAAACAACCTTGCCCGCGTCGCGTTTGCTAAACGCGAGAAAGGCTTGCCCGCTTTGTTCCGCGTTGTTTTCGGGGTCAATCCCTAGGGACTGACAAGCGGAATGAAGGACCATCAGCTGACTTTTAACGGTGGGGTGCATAGGGTTAAAGGGTTTCAAGGTTAACGACGAATCCGCTTTTATCCTTACGGGCCTTGCCCTTTGCCTTGAGAAGCCCGACGCGTCCGCGTCCGTCCGACGCGGGCTTATCTAGAAAACGCAGGTCCGACGCGTCCGCGTCGAACGTCTCAAATAGGGCGGACGTAAGCAATTCGCCGGCGTTGATGCCCTTCGCTACCATCGCGACGTTGACCCCTTCGCGTAGCAAGGCCCAGGCCTTCGGCCCATTTGTTTCCGAATAGGAAAAGGTTAAATGGTAGTTAATGGGAAGCCCGCCCTTGGCCCAGGCTAAAGCCCGACGCGCCGACTTGGTATAATCATAGAATTGGACGCGGGGGAACATATCAAACAGGTGGGGGAATATGCTTTCAATGGTCAGGTCCGACGTTCCATTGAGACGAACAACGGGGGCCAGGCCTTCGCGGTCCGCCTTGCGTACCAATGCGGCAATTTCCTTTTCCAGCTGATCGCAAAAGGCCTTGCGGTCCGCGAACAATAGACGCGTACGGGCAAGGCGGGCCTTGTTAATGCTTTTGAATATTCCGGCACGGCCCGCCGTATAAAGGCAAGCGGCCCGACATCCTGGGGACGCGTGGGGGCATAGGTTGCCCAGGCCTGCAATTGATGCGGGCGACAGGTAGCAAATGCCAGTCAGGTATCCCTGGCCCGTACCTTTAATTGTTTTCGCGTCCGCGTTTACGCTGATCAGTTTCGGGGGTTTCATATTAGGAGAGGCAAAGGGAAAGGATGAAACGACGGATTGCCGGCCCGTAGCCTAGGCAAAGGGCCAAGGGCCAGGACAGAATGACGCCGGCGATTAGGACGCGGGCAAGGTACTCTTTTCTTTTAGGGGTGAACATAGGACCGCGACACAATGGCCGGCACGGTCGCAAGGCAAGGGCATATTTCACAAGGGCAAGTTATCCCTGGGCCTGTCTCGTCTCGTTAGTAAACCATCGCGGGCGGGCGATGGTAGGGCATAGGGCAACCCCACCTTGCGCAAGCTCGATAGGTAAAGCAGCAGGCAACCCTTCCCCGTCCTAACGATCCGCCCAGGGATTGAGGGAAGGGGGTAGGGAAGCCCGGACCTTGCCCCCCTTCCCACCGTGCCAGGTACAACGCAAGGCAAGGCAATGGCACGTTGCCAGGTACAGGGGAAGCTTCCCCGCGTCTCTCACCCCTACCACCCTACCACCTCACCCCCCGCCCACCCCCCACTTTTCCCGACCGTTTTTATCCCATCCCCCTCTCGGAAAAATTCGGGTATCAAAAAAACTTTCTCCTACATTCCATTTCTTGCTTCTATGGAATGACTGATACACTATCCGCACATGAGTCAGCCTCCTACTCCTTTCGACCGCTCTTGGTCCTTCACGGATTTTAGCCAAAGCAACCCTACCACGCCCCACCAAGGTCAGAAAATCGACCAGGAGCTGAACAATGCCCGCACGGCAATCAACGCCACCATCTCCCGGCTTGGTGAAGTCCAGGCAGACGACGGCAAGATCCGTACTACCGCTCTAAATCTGGCTGTCATTGCCGAGGAGGTTGAACCGTTGCTCACGGACGCTCCTGTACAAGCCATTGAGAATGCCGGCGCTGCCCAGATTGCCCTAGTTAACGACGCTGGTGACACCAAGGTAGCCGAACTGGAGGCTGTTCTTACCTCCCAGAACGCCATTGATGCGATTGCAGCGCGAGATGACGCTGAAACTGCCGCAGCTTCTGCTGCTATCGCCAGCAGCGACGCAAATTCATACGCCGGCCTAGCCGAAGGCTACGCAACTACCGCCCTACAGGCGAAGAATTCAGCCCTGGTCCACGCCAACACGGCAGAAGCTGCCGTTGCTACGATTGCCGCCGCTAATTACGCCAGTTATCACCACACCCACGCAATCAGCAACGTGACTGGCCTACAGTCCGCGTTGGACGGCAAGTATTCTGTCAACAATCCTGCCGGATACATCACCAGTTCTGCGCTGACAGGCTACCTCACCGACGCTCCCAGCGACGGATCATCCTATGGCCGCAAGGACGGATCGTGGGAAGTTATTGGTAGTGGTTCTTACCTGCCGCTGGCAGGTGGTACGATGACTGGTGCTATTACATTCGACGGCACATCCGGTCAGTATATCAGCAAGGGCAACTTCGATACGTCTCGCGGCGGAAACTACGGCATCAGCCTTGTTTGCTCCATCGGCTACGAATTCAACTGGCAGGCCGGCTGGCTGACGACGACCAATCAAGGCAGCTCCACACCTCGTCCGCTCTACCTTGACTCCCTGGCCGGAACTACACTCCGCAGCTGGGACAGCGCCAACGACAGGGGTGTGGAGGTTGCACATACTGGAATCAATGTAGCCAACATCGCACCAGAGTACGTTAATATCACGCCTCCTCTGATTAAGGTCTTCGAGAACATCAACGAACTGGGCGTCTCCATCGCCCACGACTCGATTGCCATCCAGCACATCGACACGCCCGACCAGACGGCCTACTTCACCAACGAGTATATCGGTTTCGAGGATATGTCCGGCACGCCTCACTCGGCTTGGATCGAGCATGACGTCATCACGGTCCAGGATGAGACAAGGAACACCCAGATGCGGGCGAGTGGTGTCATCGCAACTGGCCCAGAAGGACAGGTATCCTATTCAAACACCGCCGTCGATATTGCTGGACCGGTTGACCCATTGCACGATCCTGCCGTTGCTCACTTGAAGGTTAACGGTCTTGAGTTTCGATTGATGGACGATGTCCCTGCGTCGGTTTACGGAAGCATTAATTGGCAGAACGAAGATGGAACTGGAAATTACAATTACTCCGCCCCAGGTGAAGCCCTTGCCTGTTACTTTGCCGACGGATCTGGTACGCGCATCCAAGGGGGATACATTCGCGCGTTCACGGCTGGAGAAGCTTCCGAAATTGTAATTGACCCTTCTGTAGGCATCACCTTCCCGGACGGTTCAATCCAGAGTACAGCAACTCTCACAGGTCCGCAAGGTCCGCAAGGCGAACAAGGTCCGCCAGGAAACACCGGAAGCAACGGAAACGATGGCGGTTCATTCCCAGATGCAATGTACGACGGCACTCCATACGTCCGCATCAATCAGTCTTGGCAACCCCTGTCGTACTACGACCAGCAAGGTGGCGGTGGCATCGGCGATGCACCTGCTAATGGAACTGCGTATGTTCGTTACAACAACGACTGGCAACCGTTCTCCAATTTTGACCAAACAGGTGGCGGTGGCGGTTGGAGTTATGACTTCTCTGCAATCGTTTCAAGTCTGACCAATGGTGCGACATCTTCTATCAACGGATACCAGCCAACCAGCGGACAGGTTTTAAAGTTTGATGGGTCGCAGATTATTTGGGCAAGTGACAATGAAGGTGGTGGCGGCGGCCAAGGACCGCAGGGCGAACAAGGCCCACAAGGTCCGCAAGGCAATGACGGACCAATGGGCGGAAATTTTTCCGATGCTCCTAACGACGGCACATCCTATGTCCGCATGAATGGTAGTTGGTATCAGACCTTTAGGGACTTCACCCCTTACAACGCCAGCGGCGACCCATTCTATCCCTACGAGGTTAAGATCACCGTCAACGGCACGGACTACTGGATGCCTGTCCGCCAGGCATAATGGCTCGCAAGGCACCCAACGCCGAAGAGAAACACAGGCTTTCAGAAGTAGCGGAAATGGAGCGTCAGCTCTTAGCCGCTACGCGGCTGCTTCGCGTAAAAAAGGCAAAAGAGTCTCTGATTCACTTTACGCAGATGACAATGCCGGACCCAGAGGATCCGGAGAATCCGGACAAGTCGCGTTACGAGCCGGTACGGCATCACGAAACTATCTGTGCTGCCCTGGAGCAGGTTGAGAAAGGGGTGTATCAGCGTCTCATCATATCCATGCCACCTCGACATGGAAAATCAGAACTGGCGTCCCGTCGATTCCCGGCGTGGTTCTTGGGAAAAGACCCGTACCGACAGGTCATCTTCGCCACCTACAACGCAGACATTGCCCAAGACTTTGGACGTTCGGTGCGAGAGATCATGCGTATGCCTGCGTTTAACCAGGTGTTCCCTGGGTGTAAGTTGCGTACTGGAAGCCAATCGTCCGACAAGTTGCAGACGGAAGAGGGAGGTCTTGCTAACTTTGTAGGCATTGGCGGAGGCCTTACTGGTCGCGGTGCGGATCTACTGGTCATTGATGACCCCATCAAGGACCGAGAGGAGGCAGACTCAAAACGAGAACGAGACAAGTTGTGGGATTGGTTTACCCAGGTAGCCATGACGCGACTGATGGCTGGGGCGCGCGTGGTAATCATTATGACCCGTTGGCACGAAGACGATCTAGTAGGTCGCCTTACGGATCCAAAGAACCCCTGTTACAACGATGAGAATGCCCAGCAATGGAGAGTTCTGTCTTTGCCGGCAATTGCCGTAGAGAAAGACCCAATGGGTCGCCCCCCAGGGCAGGCCTTGTGGCCGGAACGGTACGGTCTAGACTTCCTTAACGAAATCCGCCGGCTAAACCCTAAAGGGTTCTCTGCCTTGTACCAAGGCCAGCCTACGCCAGATGACGGCGACTTCTTTAAACGTGACTGGCTAAAGCCCTATCCGCACGAAATACCTAAGAACTTGCGAATGTACTGCGTCTCTGACCACGCTGTGTCTACGGCCCAGACGGCTGACAAGACTGTGTTGCTTCCCTTTGGGTTGGACGAAGAAGACAACGTCTGGATCTTTCCCGACGTGTGGTGGCGCCGAGCGTCTACCGACCAAGTAATTGACGGCATGATTGACCTTATGTCTCGCCACAAGCCGGCTAAGTGGGGAGCCGAGCGAGGCCACATTTCTCAATCCCTGGGGCCGTTCCTACGCAAGGTTCAGCAGGAGCGAGGCATCTGGACCGTTGTAGACGAGATAACGCCCGTAAAGGACAAGCAGACCCGCGCACAGGCTATTCGTGGGCGTATGGCTATGGGCAAGGTATTCTTCCCAAAGTTTGCCCCCTGGTGGATTGAGGCGGAAACCGAGCTTCTCAAATTCCCGTCTGCCCGCCACGATGACTTTGTAGACGCAATGGGCCTTGTAGGCTTGCTGCTTGGATCAATGGTTGGAGCGTCTAAAACCTACGAAAAGCCTTCCGACTTCCCCAAGAGCGGAACGCTGGCCTGGGTCAAGCTATCCGGCAAGTGGGACGAGGCGCGACGCAATTTCTTGCAGATGGGTGGTTTCTGAACATAAATACTTGAAATGGAAAACGAATTCGAAATGGCCCCCGAGGGCCTAGCCCCCGAAGAACCGCAGCATAACGGTATCTTGCGTGACGCCGAGAAGCCAGGTCCGTCCCGTGCATCCTTGGTTAAGACTCTGATCAAGAAGGTTGAAAACGCCAAGAAGCATTGGAAGAAGTCCTTTGACCGCATGAAGGAAGACACGGACTTTTATATGGGTAAGCAATGGTCTTCTAATGAGAACGATGACCGATACGTTGCCAACATTGTCCAGCGTCACGTCGGCCAGCGAGTATCTGCTCTGTACGCCAAGAATCCTAAATTTATTGCCAAGCGACGCGAGACCCTGGACTTTGCCAGTTGGGAGGGCGATATGTCTTCTTTCCAAGCCGTGCAGACGTCTATGCAGAACTCAATGGCTACCGGCCAGCCCATTGATCCAGTAATGATGCAGACCATCCAAGACGCCCAGCAAGGGTTTGAGCGTCGCCGTATGCTTGATCGAGTTGCAAAGACAATGGAGATTGTAGCTCATCACCAGCTCCAAGAACAGCAGCCGTCTTTTAAGGGGCAAATGAAACAGCTTGTCCGTCGCGTCTGCGTAAACGGAGTCGGCTACGTCAAGATTGGCTATCACCGAGTAATGGAAAAGCGTCCTGAAGACGTAGACCGCATTACCGATATTACGGAACAGCTTACTACGCTTGAACGTCTTGCCGCAGATCGCGCTGATGACAAGTTTTCTGAAGATCATGCTAAAATGGAGCAGCTTCGACTACTCCTTGATAGCATCAAAGAAAAGCAGGACGTCATCATTAAAGAGGGCGTAGTCTTTGATTTCCCGATGTCACATACGGTCATCGTCGATCCAAAGTGCCGGCAGATGTCCGGATTCGTCGGCGCCGACTGGATTGCCCAGGAATTCATCCTTGATATCGAAGATGTAAAGGAAATCTACAAAGTTGATATTGGTAAGGAGTATTCGGCCTATGAAGACAAGAATGAGGTAGACGAAGACTGCAAGCGAGCCGTGGTATGGGAGATCTACTCTAAGAAGGACGGTATGCTGTACGTTGTATGCGATGGTTACCACGACTTCCTCAAGGAACCAGAACCTCCTCACCTTGAACTAGAACGCTTCTGGCCCTTCTTCCCGCTAATCTTTAATGAGGTTGAATCCGAAAAGGATGTCATCCCTCCATCCGACGTCCGCCTGTTGATGCCGGTCCAGCGTGAATACAACCGCGCGCGACAGGCTTTGCGCGAGCATCGATTTGCCAACCGTCCCCTGTATGCGACTTACGAAGGTGCATTGTCCGAGAAAGACATCACTAACCTTCAGTCACACCCTGCCAACGCTGTCATCAAACTTCAGAACCTGTCTCCTGGACAGGCCGTCAACTCCATCCTCCAGCCGGTCCAACACAACCCCATCGATCCTAGCCTATACGACACGTCCATGCTACTGGATGACATGATGCGCGTAGTTGGATCGCAAGAGGCTAACCTTGGCGGAACCAGCAACTCTACCGCGACCGAAGTATCGGTAGCCGAAGGTAGCCGTATGTCTAGCCTATCGTCTAACGTAGACGACCTTGAGGATTTCCTTGGTGAGCTTGCTCGTTCTACCGGCCAAGTCTTGCTGGAGCAGATGGACCAGCAAACGGTAATGAAGATTGTCGGCCCAGGCGGCGTTTGGCCGCAGCTTGCCATCAATGAGATTGCGTCCGAACTTATGCTAGAAGTTGAAGCCGGCTCTAACGGTCGCCCAAACAAGGCTATCGAAATGCAGAACTTTGAACGCATTGCCCCCATCCTTCTTCAGATTCCCGGCATGAACCCCGAATTCATGGCAAAGGAAGCACTCAAGCGTATGGACGATGGCATGGACATCACGGACGCTATTCGTGCGGCCCTGCCTTCTATTGTTGCCATGAACGCCCAGAAGCAGCTTGCCCAGGGGGACCCTGCTGCCGATCCAAACGCCCAAGGTCCAGCCGGAGCAGCCAACGTAGGCCCAGGCCCAATGGCCCCAGGAGCAGACGGTCCTCAGTTGCCGGCAAGCCCTAGCGAAATACGATCGCAAGGTGTCCAGTATCCGAATGGTTGATTTTAAATAAATCATACCGTATAGTAATTTTATGCCCGATCCAAACGAGCCAACCGACATCATTGAACCGCAGGAAAATACACCTGCGGAACAACCCATTTCTACTCCAGTCCAGGAAACTGCACCGGAGTCGAGCGACGCTAAAGAAACAAGCCAGACTGATTCGTCGGAGTCGGGCGACAAGGACGCTAACAAGAAGCCTACTTCCCTGCTAGACGCCGTAAGGCGCGCGGCTGGGAATAAGGCTGACACGGAATCGTCCACCGTGGAAACCAACGGCCAATCCGCAAATGAAGACGGAAAGCCTTCGCCTAGTCTGGACGACACAGCGAAGGTAAGTTCTACTTCTGAAGCAGACAAGAAGCTGCCGTTCCATAACCACCCTCGTTGGAAGGAAATGATCACGGAGCGCGATGCATACCGCTCTGAATCGGATGAATTCCGAAAGGTCACTACCTTCATGTCATCGAACGGGTTGTCTACTGAAGAGGTTGCAGAAGGGTTCCATATCATGGCCCTTATGAAGACCAATCCAGTCGAAGCCCATAAGAGGATCAGCGAATACAAGTCGCGGCTCGACGCTTTAGTCGGAGATACGTTGCCCCCAGATATCCAGAAAAAGGTTGAAGAGGGTTACGTCGATGAAGAAAGCGCAAGGGAACTAGCTAGGTTTAAAGCCCAGCACAGCCTTTATGAGCAGCAGCAAGCCAATGCTTTGCAGCAGCGAGACCAACAGTCTCGCGGCAACATCCATTCGGCGGTGGTTAACTGGGAACAGCAGATGAAAGTCAAGGATCCCGATTGGTCTGCCAAACAAGAGATGGTCACGGACCAGGTCAAACTGATGTTGCAGGCGGAAAAGCCGAGTACTCCGGAGGAGGCTCTTGCGCTCGTTGAGCGCGCCCACTCCACAATCAAGGAGCGGCTTTCCCGATTCGCACCCCAGCGACGACCTGTCACTCACGTGTCCAGCTCTACGTCGTCCTCCCACGCAACGGCCCAGCCGCGCAGCCTCCTAGAGGCGGTTCGTATGGGTGCAATGCAAACCCGCTAACGCACAAAACCTATGGCATTCACTAACGCTGAACTCGCTAACATCACCGCGTCGGCCCTCGACTATTACGTCAAGGGTCCGGCCTTCGCCCAGAACATCCAGGAAAAGCCCCTGCTCAAAGCCCTCACCGGCAAGCAGAAGACTTTCCCCGGCGGTAAGGGTAACATCAGCATCCCGGTCACGTTTGACTACACGACCTCGATTGCTGGCTTCACCCACAACGACACCGTCTCGTACGCCAACCCGGCCAACACGAAGCGCGCGTCCTTCCCCTGGAAGGAAATCCATGCTGGTATCTCGCTGACGCTCACCGAGCTGAAGCACGACGGTCTTTCCGTCGTCGATTCCTCCAATGGCGCCTCCACGTCCAAGCACTCGGAGCGCGACCTCACGGTCCTCACCGGCCTGCTCGACGAAAAGCTCAAGGACATGACCGAAGGCTGGGCGCGCTCGTTCAACGAGATGCTCTGGCTCGACGGTACCCAGGACGCTAAAGTCGTCCCTGGCATCACGTCGTTGATCACGGACGACCCCACCACCGGCACCGTCGGCGGTATCGACCGTGCTACCAACGCCAAGTGGCGCAACCGCTCGGCTGTCGGCGCTAACGCCGTCGTCTGGGTTTCCGGCCAGCAGAAGGTCAGCGAATTCCTCCGCAAGGAAGTTCGCCAGCTTACCCGCTTCGGCGGCAAGCCGTCCCTGGTCCTCTGTGGTTCCGGCTTCCTGGAATACCTCGACAAGGAAATCACTTCCAAGGGTGTCTACACCCAGGAAGGTTTCTCCAAGTCCGACACGGACATCGGCCTCGCTGGCATCACCATGCGCGGTATCGGTACCTTCGTGTACGACCCGACCCTCGACGACCTGGGCTTCCAGAATCGTGCTTACTTCATCGACCAGTCGAACATCAACCTCATGGTGATGGACGGCGAAGACAAGAAGCAGCACAATCCTGCCCGCCCGCACGACCAGTACGTTCTGTACCGCGCCATGACCTGGACCGGTGGCCTCACCGGCAAGCAGTTCACCGGCTGTGCCGTCTACGAAATCACCGACTAATCGGTAGTCGATAGACTCACCCAGGGGGTGGTTACGCAAGTAGCCACCCCCTTTTGCTTGCAACAATGGCAAGCCGTGGCACGATGGAGGGATGGAACACGCCAACGTAGAAATCCGACTCGCCGGCTCCCTTGAGAACACCGTTCGCAAGGAAGTCTCGGCTCCCGAAATCGCCATCCTCAAAGCCATCCACGGCCACGATGCTGTCGTCAACATCAAGAAGTCCCGCGTCTCGTCTACTGACCAGGCTGCGGAACGCGCCGCGCTGGACAAGCGTTACACGGAAGCCGTGATCGCCAAGTTCTTCCCCGGTGTCACCTCCAAGCTCCCTACCACCCTCGCAGAGGTTGGTGTTGAAGTGCCGGAAGAAACCTCCAAGAAGAAGTAACCGATGGCTCGCGGCACCCAGCTCTCCGCGCTGGTCGATGCCCTGCGGGCAGAGATCGGTGCATCCACCAACGTGTCGATGGGGGTTAACTCCCTGCCGGCGTTGCATCACATCCTTAATCGAACCCAATCCTGGCTGTGGGAAAAGTTCGACTGGCCGTTCGCGTTTATCGAGCGGGACGAGCAAATGGTAAACGGATCGCGTTACTACGGATTCGACCAAGAAATCGACTTCGGTCGAATCAACGAGGCTAGTATCAAGTACTCCTCGTCCTGGCGTCCGCTAGTGTATGGCATCGGCATTGACCAATATAACTCCAGCGATCACACGTCAGGCGACAAGCAAGATCCAGCAACTCATTGGCGCCACTATGAGGGTAACCAGTTTGAAGTCTGGCCGACACCCTCTAGCAACGAGTGCGTTGTCCGGTTCAAGGCGATCAAGAAGCTTCCGAAGATGGTCAATGATTCGGACGTAGCATTGCTTGATGATAACCTCATCGTGCTGTTCGCAGCAGCTGAACTGCTTGCTCGCGCAAAGTCCCAAGACGCTCAAGGAAAGATGAGTGCGGCCAACGAACTGTTCACCAAGCTTAAGGGTTCCGGAATTAAGAACGATGTCTTCACGCTTGGCGGAGGAATGCCCAATGAAGGTGGAAGCTTTCTAAACGGCGCGCGAATCACCCCTAGCACCAGGGTTTAATTTATGTCATATATCGTCGTCGAGAACTTTTCAGCCGGCCTCGACACGCGGCGCCATCCGCTCACAGCCAAGCCTGGTACGTTACAGACGCTAAACAATGCCCACGTTTCTCGCGGAGGTGAGATTGAAAAGCGTAAAGCTTTTGAGGCTATTAATCCTAACCAGGCCCTCAACGCTGTCATATTCAATCGTCCATTTTACGGACTACAGGCTACCGCCGATAAGATCTACACGTTTACAGACGGCATTAATAGCGAATACATTACTAATGGTGAACTTCCTGTAGCCGGCGGGTTATATGCTAAATACCTAGAACACCCTTCAGGAGAATTTGATAATGGTGGATTTGCACCTTCACTTGTAGATATTGTCTACAGCACCCTATACGGAGGTAAGACATTTATATTGGCGAAGTGGAGCAATGGAGACGTAATCCCATATCTCGACGGAATATTTATCCCGGACTTCTATGTTGGCACGACTAGAAGCTGGATGGTCGGGGCAACCAGTCACCCGATGCAGGGGTTTCTTTCTACTATTACTTGGCAAATCAACGGAAATACCTACGGAGCAAGTACTACTGGATGGTCAGCCGTTACGTCAAATGTAACATATGTCACTAACCCCTGGATTGACGTGACTGCACCTGTGGGAGTTAACTTTACTCCGTCTTACACGTCCAGTCCTAGTGCTACTGAAGGCGGCATTGTAGTAGCCATTACAACCCTGCAAGAGTACGTCGAACCAAAGGTTGAGGTTAAGTCGGCAGGATCGTTTGCGGTTACTGGTGGCTATGCACAGCCGGCTTCCTTTTGGAAAGATGGACGTAATTTTGATGCAGCATCATGCCCTGGAATCCGAAGCATCCGAGCCGGAGCGTCTTCTTTAACAGCTGCTGACGGTCTTGATCTACTAGGCTGGGGCGGTACTACTGGACTGCGGTTTGATACCTACACTCCGACCTACACGACTGGTTCAAACTGGGGCAGTCTGCTGTTCAATATTGCAAAGGTAATCAACGAGAACACAACGGCTGGGCTAAACCATAAGTATTCTGCGTATTCATATCTTCGTGATTATAACGGCGGAAATGACACTAACTCTATGTACCTTTATGCTCCGGCAGAGAAGGGGGCAGAGGCTAATGGTACGCTAGTGCAAATCGAGTTTGATGCTAATCCATCCGGAGTTTATGACCTTTATCAGCTTATTGATCCTGCTACCATTGCAGTAAGCCCTTACAACCCATCCAGGTTCATCGCCACGATGGGTACGCTTGCAGGCGGAACTACCAACGGAATCACGTCTGTTACCGTTGATGGGGTTGAAATCATGGGCGTCAAAAAGAACTGGAGCGTATCTCACAGCAACTTGATGCAGGCCGTAGTTGACCAGATTAACGCATACTCTTCTACGCCAGAATACACGGCTACACTTTCCGGTGGACGAGTCATTATCACGGCATTGGCCGGTACTGGTGCAACTCCAAACGGAAGGCCAATTAATGTTCAGACATCCGGTAATGTCATTATCGGGAGCGTCATTGGCCTTGGTGGTGGAGTAGCTGCTGAAGACGGAATGCAGAAAGTTGTCCGCTACACCGTTACTAGTCCGTTCTACGCAGATCAAAGTCTAACGCTCATTGCGACCAAGACCCTGGACGCAGCCAACCCAATCTACTGGGGGGCGACCCGCGTAACCAATCTGAAGCCTGTCGCCGCCTTGACCTACAAGACCAAGGCACATGTCGGTGCATCGTCTAGCTTGTTCTTCTCCGGAGTAAACCAGCCTACCCTGTGGGGACAGTCCGGCGTAGGTGCTGGCTTCATCAACATGTCCAACAACTCCGGAGGCAACGAGGTTCTTACGGCTGTCGCCCTCTACCAAGGCAATGTTGCTTCATTCTCCCGACGCACGGTTCAAATCTGGAGCATTGACACCGATCCTGCCAATAACCGACAAGGCCAGGTTCTCTCTAACACCGGCGCGCTAGGCCAGAAGAGCGTCATCTCCGTTGGAGATATCGACGTCTTCTACCTATCCGACTCCGGCGTACGATCCATCCGCGCGCGCGACAGCTCCAATTCCGCCGTCGTTAATGACGTCGGTACGCCCATTGATAACCTAGTCCTGGCCGACGTAGCCGGATTGACTGAAACCCAGAAGGTCAACTGTGCTGCGGTCATCGAACCTAACGATGGCCGATACTGGCTGGCTATCGGTAACAAGATCTACGTCTACTCCTACTTCCCTAGCAGCCAGGTCGCAGCCTGGTCAACCTACTCCCCTGGTCATTCCTTCACGGAATTCACGACCAAGGACGGTAAGGTATATGCCAAGGAAGGCCAGTACGTCTACGTCTACGGAGGAGTAAGCGGAAGCCTATATGACAGCTCACCTGTGGAAGTCATCCTGCCATACCTAGACGGCGGCAAACCGGCGCATATGAAGACCATGTCCGGCATTGATATGACCTGCGAGGGCGAGTGGGCTATCGAGATTGGTATGGATCCTGTGTCTCCCAATGCCCGCGACCTAATCGCCACGGTCAGCCAGCCCACCTTTACTCTTGGCCGCATCCAGGCTACCGGGATGGGGACGCACGTCGGAGTACGTCTGACCTGTAATTCCGCCGGCTACGCCCGGTTGGCTAACCTAATCGCACATATCGACTTCAATGAAAGTGACTGAACTGTATCCGGAGGGGGTGCAGCACGTCGTCCATAATATGAGGTCGAAGGACCGGGCGGAGGTGTACTCTACCCAATGGACGGATGATCCGTGGGAATTCGGCAACAGCATCCTACGAGTCGGAGGGGGAGGTTTTGTCCTTCACACGGACGATGGAGAACCAGTCGTGTGCTGTGGCGCCATGCCCATGTGGAATGGCGTTTGGTCGATTTGGATGTTCGCAACCGACAGGTTCGACGAGATATCTCTATCCGTACACAGGTTCGCCAAGAAGGTATTCTTCCCCCATTTAGATGAAACTGGATGGCATCGCCTGGAGTGTCGGAGCCTGGCTACACACGACGTCGCCCATAGGTGGCTTGAGCTGCTCGGAGCTACCAAGGAGTGCGAAGTATCCAACTACGGAAAGGCCGGAGAGGCGTTCTATCTGTATTGCTGGACAAAGCCGCCCTCCAGTACACAATCTACTCAAGTATGAAGCAAGAGCTGAACATGGGAGGATCTGTCCGATAACATGTGTTTCGGAGGAGGAGGAGGCGACGGCGGAGCTGCTCAAGCGCGAGCAGACGAGAACGCGCGTCAAGCTCGTATCAAGGAAGGCGTTGGTAATATCAACCAAAAGTTCAATAAGTTCGATGACGGATTCTTCAAAGGTCGCGGACAGGCTTACACGAATTTTGCTACCCCCCAGGTCAATGACCAGTATAAGCAGGTAAGCGATCAGTTGGCCTTTAGCCTTGCCCGCACCGGCCTTGACCAGTCGAGCGAGAAGGCTCGCCAGGGCGGCGTACTGATGCGCGACAACGCCCTTGCCCGACAGACCCTAGCTGAAGGTGCTACCACGGAAGCCACCAAGGCTCGCCAAGCCGTTGAAGACCAGCGCAACTCCCTCATCTCACAGGTCAATATGACTGCCGACCCAGAGATGGCTGCTCAGAACGCACTCCGGTCCGCCGGCATCATGGAACAGCAGCAGGCTTTCAACCCTGTGGCTAACCTGTTTGCCAACACCACCGGAATGCTCGGTGCCGCCCAGCAATCTGGTTACTATTCTGGCGGTCCTGGCCTAAAGCCGTTCAAGGAATTGGTTGGCCTTGGGTCATCTACAAAGAACCGCGTCGTAACCTAATTTTATGTGTACTCCTCAACTTATTGAAGCGGCTGCTGCCGCAAAAGCTGCTGGTTTAGCTGGCAATACCGCAGGCCTCATGTCATCCGGCGGACCGGCTTCTGTTCCAGGTCAAAACATGGGTCCACCTGCTGATGCCTATCAGATGGATATTCAACCAATAAGCGATCCATTGCCTCCTGGATGGAACAATGCAATTCAAGGTGTTGCCGGTCTTTTTCCTCCTAATGGACCTAAGGTTCAGCACATGATACATAGCAATTATCAACAGATGCCGCCTCGACAAGTAATTCCTACTATTCCTATGCCAACGCAGCAACCAATGCAGCCAATGCGCTCTCCTACCGTTGGCGAACTGCTTGGTATCAAGCCTGGTCAATACGAAGAAGTCGGAGGCCCTGGCCGTTTCTAATCTATGTGTCCTCCCGCCATAGTTGCCCTTGCTCTTACTGCGGCAGGATCTGCCGCTCAAGCCGCAGGCGCGCGTCGCGCGGCCAAGGCTATGGCCGGCGCGCGCACCGCCGAAAGCATCCGCCAAAAGGGATTCCAGGACCAGGCTAATGCTATTGTCGATGACTCCCTTAACAAGTCTGGAAAGGACGCCACGGACAAGGGCATGGCAGATGCGGCTGCTCAACGTGCTGCTGCTTCTGATGCTGCTGTGGCTGACGTCAGAGCGCCTATTGAGGCCACCGGCAAGAACATAGCCGGCGATCAGACGGTAAATGCAGTTATGGCTTCAGAGGGTGATGTTGCCGCCAACAAGAATCTTGGCTATGCAACCCAGCAGGGTCGAGCAAAGGCCAACATGCTTTCGTTTAATGATGTAACATTCCAGAACGCTATCAATAATATCCGTGCCGGTCAGCAGCTAAATACTACCAGCAATTTCATGCGAGGATCTTCTAATGTTCTTCCGATTGAAATGGAAGCAGCTTCTAATAAGGGACAGGGTCTGAAAACCCTTGGAAACATGCTAAGTACTGCCGGTTCTGTAGTGGGAATGGGAGCTGGTGCTGGTTGGTGGGATACTCCCAGCCAGGCTGATATCTTAAATAAGACTAACGCATTGGCTGATTTTTCGGCTCCATCTACGGTAAATAGGTCTTTGAATAACATTTATAACTATAACCAAAGTTTATTGCCAATGGATCCATTTAAGACTCCTGGATTAGCACCTGTTCCATTCCTCGGAGGAGGTGTGCATCCTGCGATGTACAAATTTAGACTCTAATGGGAAAAGAATCTGTACAAGGCGATCCATATTGGGCGCAAGCAACTAGCAATATTGCTGGTATGTTTAATCCTAAGGCTGCTGCCCAGGGGGCTAACCTACTGGCTCAAACGCGGCTAAATAACGCAAAGGCAGCTGGTGCAGAAGATCAAAACGACGCCCTTACGGCAGCAGCTCTGGAAAGGGCCGGCTATTCCCCTATGGAGGTTGCAGCTATGCGCGCGGCGCGCGACAACTCTGTAGCATCCATTTTCAAGGGCATTAACCTTAATCGTGGCCGTGAATCCCTTAGCCGTGGAGATTTGGTAGCCAGTTCAGTTCTTACTGGGCAGGCATCGGCACTCCCAGAAATCCAGAAAGCCATTACCATTAAGGACTACGTCACGGGTGCAGATGGAAAGACGGACAAGAGCCTTGCCGGAGCTTTCCTGGGTGGTGGAGGTAAAAATATTGATGGAAATCTTCTTACGTGGGGTCCAGATGGGCTTCCTAAACTTGGTCCAGTTACTGGTGTAGGTCAGTCTATTATTGATCTAAATGCACAGAAGGCTGCTACGGTTAAGCAGACTGGAAATGTTAACGAAGAGTATAAGGGCGTCCAGGGAGATATGCTTAAGGACAAAACGGCTGCTCAAATTGATTCATTGGTATCGCTTACTGACGCAAAAATTGAAGAGATGGTGGCTAATGGAGCCGATCGCCGTTCGCTGAATGAAGCCCGCCGGCAGGCTATTGCCACAAAGGCTGCGGCTGTTGCCACAAAGGCTGCGGCCACTAAGCCTGTAGATGTGGTTAAGGGGGCTAACGCAGAAGCCGTCTTGCTTGGAAAGGTAGATGAACTCTATTCAAACGATTTTGCTCAATTAGGAGACAAGAAAGCATGGGCGTTGCTTGATCCGACCGAAAAAGCACATCTCCGAAATCGAACTATTTATTACATCAAGAAAGAAGGCCTTGGTCTTACTGAGGCAATGGCTAAGGCTAATGCCTATTACGGAATTACCGGAAATCCGTCTGATACTACGCAGGGGAAGAAGGGAATCATCTTTAAGGAAAATAACGGCAAAATTAATATCAATGGTTTCAGGGTACCACCCGAAAGCACAGCAGACGTTGTAGCGGCTGGATCTACCGGAGCGGCACCAGTACCAGTACCGGCTATAAAGGGGGCAGATAAGAAAGAAGAACCTAAGGTAGTTGCCCCGGCCCCTGCCGCTAAAAAGGCTCCCGCAAAAGAAGTTAAGCCAGAACCTGGAGATATCATTGCCACTACGCAGGCAGACATTGACAAAGCGCCTTCTGGTGCAATCATTTACGTCAACGGACAACGCATGAAAAAGCGATAGTCCGATGACCAATGACCGACAAGCTTGATACCTCGAAACTAATTCCTCTCGACGTCACCGGCCTAGAGCCGATCGACGACAAGAGTAAACCGCTTGATGTAAGCGCGCTTAAGCCTTTGGATGTTTCCGGGCTTGAGCCTGTTGACGCTCCGCCCCTTCAGCCGGTGGCTGTAACGCAGCCACAGGCACAGCCGCAGGCAGGGCCTGTTTCTAACGTCTTCGCTCCGGCGGCTGGATCTTCCTCCCAGGCATACCCAGCCCCGGCTGGCGTTGCTCCTGCGCAGCCAGCTGTTCCGAAGACTATCTGGAATCAGAACGACGGGACCTTCCACCAAAAACTAAAGCCAGGTGAAGCTGTTGGCATTGTCTTCAACGGTAAGAAGATGATGGCTACTTATAATCCGGCTACCAATAAATTTGTTACTGAGATTGAAGATAAATCTAAGCCAATTGGAAAAAAGGTTGTAGAGAAACCTGGCATTTTTGATGAAATGGCAACTCCGTCCTTATGGAACGATGGAGTGATTCCTCCGCCGGCACACCGTATTGTTACAGAAGACGTCTTTGCAAAGATGGAATTAGACCCGTCTCAGATCCAGGCTTATACTGAAGGTAAAGGTGCATTGCGATCAATTCGAAACACGGCTTTGCGTACCTTGCCGTCTACTGCCGCTACTTTTGCAGCCTTTAATGCAGCAGGCATCCCTTCTGCCGCTTGGGCCGGAAGGGTTCACCCATATTTGGCTCCAGTTGGTCTTGTAGTTGGCGGCGGTCTTGCTGCAATGGGGGCCGGTGCTGTAACCGAAATGGGAGTCAATGCCGCCTTCCCCCTGGATGAAACTGACGAACTAAATCAACTTTTATACCCAACGCAGAACGCCATTACGCAACACGCGGTTGCGCTGGCAGCTTTACGCCCGAGTGCCAGAACGCTGTATGGCATGGCAACTGGAGACGCTGCTGCATTGGCTGCTGCAGGGCAGGGAGCTGCGATCAATACTGCACTATCTGGACAGCACCGATTAGTTTCTGAAATTGCGAGTGATAAGCCGTTTAATTTGGCGCATGTCTTTGATCCTGCTGAAATGAAAAAGGATGCTGCTGCCGGCGCTTTCTTGATGCATAAGCCTACCTTGATGGGTAAGGCATTTGAATACCCAGGTAAGGTGCTTGGAGCCAAGCTTTCCCCAACTCCGCGTCCAGAGGACGCCACTCAAAGTACTAAGGAAGTTCGCGCCGCGAACGAGCCGCTTGACACGTCTGGACTTGAGCCAGTTGCACCAGGCAACGTACCGCCTCGCCCATTCCCTGAAGGTAAAACAAAGTTTAGCGAACTTACTGCTGAAGAGTTTAAGGCTATTGCTGATTGGGATGCTCAATACGGAAACACGCACGATAATACCGGGAATCCGCTAAATCGTGATAAAAACACCGCAACAGTTAATGTAGAAATTAAGGATAAACCTAACGCACCTGCTACGCCTGCGCCCAGTATTCCACCTGGTCACGTTGAGCCAATGCCGGTAGAAAAAAGAATTGCTGGCACCGAGAAAGAACGGATGGATGCCATGAAGGCATACGAAGAAAAGCGGGCAATGTGGTCTGGCAAGTATGGCAAAACCCACAACGTAGATGGTAGTCCAAAGAAGCCGGTTGCCCCCGATGGCGTCGTTCCAGAAGGATATGCTCCTCCTCGACCCAAGTGGACGAAGGGCATGGACCCAGAGGCGTCAAAGAAATGGATCGATGCTGATGATGCATGGGAAGCCCAATACGAGAAGACTCATTGGGACGACGGAACCCCCAAGGGTCCGGCTGGTCGGGCTGCGTCCGAACGGAATGCAGCTGAAAGGGAGAAAATTCCTATCCCACCTCCGATGCCGGCAACTCCTGACAATAGCATCCCTCCGCGTCCACGTTTTGTTCAGGATGTTGATGGCGTTTCAACTGAAACTATTGAAGCTTACAAAAAGCGAGAAAAAGAATGGGATGATAAGTATTCGGCAACCCATTGGAGTAGCGGTATGCCCAAGGCTCCGTTGCCAAAACCTACTAACGGAAATGCTGATGCTCCTGTATCAACTAATGAATTTGCAGCCCCCGACGCCAATGCGGCTGGTCTTCCAAAGGATGCTGATAATGCAACTAAGTGGAAATGGAAAAACTCTCCTGCCGGCATCGAGCATGAGCGCAAGTTTACGGAGTGGCAGCAGAAGTATGGCGACAAGTACAACATTGACGGAACCCCGAAAGAGGCCGTCCAGGATGATGGAACTCGCGTTCTTACCCCAGATGAGCGTTCTGCGCGAACGGCTGATCATAATCGCAAACTCAAGGAAGTAAAAGATAGGCCTATTCCTGTTACCAAGGAAGACGCAATTAAGTATGCAGAAGAGGATTCTGATGCGTGGATAAGCGATAAAGCACAGAAACTTCGTGAGCAGGCTAAAGAAGAAGAGGACAGCCGAAAGTCTTTAGAATTAATACACCAAGCAGAGCTTATTGAAGCCGCAAAGCAACGTCTAAAGAACCTTCAAGAAGCAGCAAATGACGACCCAGAACTTCTTGGTCCGATCGCTGATGCCGCGTTTGACCACATTACTAAGCTCCAGCAGCAGGCCCGCGAACAGGCTGATCGCCCGCCGGCTACTTCGGGTACGCCAAAGTCCGTAGAGATGCTTGATGCAGAGGCTGCTGCTAGTTCTGAAGCAAAGCCTAAAAAGCAACTTCCTGAGCCAAAAGGCAAAGAGGCTCAGAGGGTGTACGGAGAACAGATGGCTACTGATAAGTTAGATAGCCTTAAGATTGACGGTAAAAATCCAAATGTAAGTGAACTTAGCTTAGAAGATGCACAGATGCTTCTCGATCGCGAATCGGGAAAACTTATGGCATTTATTGGTACAACCCAGGAAGGAAGCCCAGGTTATGCTACTTACCTAGCCAATGTTCGTAAACTAAAGCGGCACATTGATAAATTAAAACAGCAGACCGAAGAACCCATCATCCCGGAAGCACAAGAGTCTTCTCCAGAGGTTCAATTAGCCCACCTTCGCGAGCAGCGCGATCGCCTAGCGGCAACGCAGCCAGAGCCTGGTACCACCCAGGAAGCCCAGCTTAAGAAGCTGGAGGAAGCCGTCGATAACCTGGAGGGAAAGCTAAAGGAGCCAAACTCACAGGTTGGCCTTGTACGCAATGAAGGATTTAACGAATCCGAAGTAGCCCAGCTAAAAGACCTTGGATTACAGTCCATGAAGAAGCGGCTTGCCGACATGGAAGCCGCTGGCAGAGGAGACAGCATGGATGCAAAGAAATTGCGCGATGTCATTGCCGCTAGAGAAAGGCGGTTGTCTGGTGCAAATGAACAACCTGTATCCGAGCGAGAAACGCAGGACGTAACGGTAGAGCCTAAAGATAAAGCACCCACCGTTGAATCTTCTGTTGAATTTACGCAGACTGACTCAAAATCCTACAACGCCCAGAGGGATCTTGTAGCCGGACTTGAGAAGCAGCTGGCTAAACTAGACAAGCAGAAACCGAACAAGTACACGGACAAGCAGCGCGAGAAGATCAAGGCCACTCTGGATAAGGAACGTGCCGCCCTGGAAGTGATGTGGCCCGACTCAGCCGGCCCGAAGCCAAAGAAAGAACGCGTACCGCGAAAAGTGGTTTACGACGACGCGTCGTTGCGTCGCATTAATGGACGTTGGTTTACTATCGACGTCAAAAATGGAGGAAGTAAGAACCTAAGTCTTAATCAGATCAAGGAAAGCATGCCTCATCTTTACGATAAGGCCATTAAGATGGACAATGAAGCCGAGGTTAAAGACGCGGCTGAATTTAAACGCATTGATGCAGACATCAGACGTTTTGCAGCTGAAGCCAAAAAGATTGCCGATTCCGACATGACTGATGAGCAAAAACAAGATGCGCTTGGTGAGCTTGATGACCGAGTTACTAAAGCTGATTTTGGTAACGCAACAGAAGCAAACGCAGTTTTTGTTGGAATTGATGATAAACTTCTTTCAAAGGTCGAGAACAGCCCAAGGCCAATTGACACTAGAGAGGCCGGAGAAAGAAACTTCCCAGTAGACGATCCTGCGAACGGATGGCAGGAAGGTACCGGTGAGGCCTCTAAGCTCCGCCTTAACATTGAGGTAGGACCCCAGGGAATGAGTACCATTATGGGAATCGCTACTCATATGGGTGAGGCTAAAACTGCTTTTAAAGAAGGCATGGCTGCTGACGCACTTGAAATGGCACAGCAGGGCAAGGGTCTTGCTGAAACGCTTGAGGGGTACGCTCGTCGCCGAGCCAAAAAGCTCATCGATTCTTTTGAAGAAGAAACCGGAATTAAAATCGGTAAATCTATTAAGGCAGAGGAAAAACATAGTAAAACCGGAGAACCTGTTAATGGCGTCCCGTTCCCCGACTCCGGTCCTGCTACAGAAGGCCTGGTTAATAAACCAAAGCCTAATGCAAAGCCAATAAAGCCAAATAAGGGGTCCAGCGAAGACCTTCAGCGCAAAATCGATGACCTACATGAGCGGGCCGACGAGATGGAAGAGAACGATCCGGACACGGCAGAGGAACTCCGTGCCAAAGCGTCTGACCTCCAGGAGAAGCTAGACGCGATGGGTTCCGACAAGGATGAACAACATGCAACTAATACCAACGATTCCGTAAAACCTAAGAAAAACGCTGAAGAAGCAAATATTTCTGAAGAAGATGGAGATCCGATTACCATTTCTGGAATTGAATTCAAACATGTTAGTGAGGACGAAATGTTTGAAAAGAGAGACAAAGGTAAGACTGTAAATATGTATCAGTTGAAGAAGACTGGTACTTCTAAAAAGGGTGATATTGTCGGAGTTGAGGTAGGCAATAGCCACCTAGACGGAGAATTTGAGGCTAGGGTTCTTATCGATACCGGGAGGAGGCACGAAGATGGAACTGCTGTAGAGTTGATTGATACTGCCGATTTACACATCCCGGATAGCATAAAAACAATCGAACAATTTGTCGATGCGCTTAAGAAAGGCACATTGACAGAGCCAGGTCCTAATTGGAACAATCCAAAGAAGCCAGCCAAGGACGCCAAGACTATTAAGAAGTTCCTGGATGAGTTTAGCGGCGAAGGCGAAGCCGGCCAGGGCGCGAAGCCAAAGCCAAAGGTCACGCCTCCGGACGCAGGTAATGCGGCAGGCCCTAATGGCTGGAAGCCAGGAAGCCCATCGCTTGATCCAAAGACCGCTCCGTTTAATTACGAACAGGTAATTAAGGCTTTCGGTACGCTCCAGGAAATTAGCGACTATAAGCCTATGGGAGGCACTAAGCAGAAAGCTGCTGGACGAATTGAGAATATGGTTAAGCAGCTTGAGAAGATTTTCCCTGGCATCAAGGACGCGGTCCTTAAGGAAGGGTTTTCGCCTAACGATGCTACCAGGGAAGAGGCGATGGCAGAACCGGATAAGATGGCAAAGCTCCTTGCAAGATACCTGTCTAACAAGTTCCGCCCCTACCGCGACTTCGCTTACGAGCAGAAGAACCCTGTTAAGAAGCCCGCAAAGGATAAGCCGGCGGAAGCATCCACGCAGGATTTCGTAGAGGACCCAAAAGTTAAGCAAATTGAGTTAGACTCTTCTAGGGAAGCGCGTCTTAAGATCAGAACCGATTACACCGATGCGGAGCGCGAGGCTCATTCGAAAGAGGCCATTAAAGAACAAGAAGAAAGCCTTGAGCAGGCCTTGGCGAGCAAGAAAAAGTGGGGAGAAAAAAAGGCCAGCGATGAGAAGCGAACACCAAGCGAGCGAATTCGGGAACAGCTTGATGGTGTAAAGAAGGGGTTTGGTATCTGGAAAAATGATGCCAAGGTAAGGGAACTTGTAGCCAAAATGGTTGAGCTTGAAAAGCTGGTCATCATTGACAAGAAAACGTACGGAAGGTCCAGGAAGTACGAAGACCCGAAGGCGAAAGAACTTGAGACTGAGATTTATCATCTTACTAAAGGTCTTCTTGAAAAGTACGACTACAACGAAATCTGGGGAGCCTTTGTTGCTTCAGATCCTACTAGTTTTTCACACTCTCAAGAAGCAGCCGTACAGGCTGCTAACGAGAAGTCCGGATACAAGCTTGGCGGTACTACAGTCAAAAAGGCAGACTACGATAAGTGGCTTGCCGGACAAAAGGACGCAACTGAACCGGCTCGCGACGTCGAGCCAGCATCTAAGCCTGCAAAGCCTCCCGTACAGGAAGCCGCCCAGGAGCCGGCAGAGAAGAAGTATCCAATCGAGAAGCTTGAGGACGCCCTTGCCGAGAAGGGCCTAAGGATCCTGCGTCGCAATAACACCGATGACTTCGTAGCCGAAGGCGGCGTCGAAGACAACGGACGCCAGCGTCCTACCCTGGTTGTAGGAGACACAAAGATTACCCTATCAGGACAAGGTATGGAGTTAATCAAAGGCAAAGTAATGATCATGGAAATGCCGGATAATGACGCAGCCGGCAATGTAATCTACACCGTCGAGCGCATTGTAACCGCACCGGAAGGCCGTGGTAAGGGTTCCGCAAGCAAGGCCCTGGCCGAGCTAACCGCCGCCGCCGACAAGGCAGGGCTTACCCTGCAATTGGAGCCGACCCCGTTCCGCTCCATCATCGGTAAGGGCGAGTCTCTCAATAAGCAGCAGCTAATCGATTGGTACAAGAAAAACGGCTTTGAACAGAAGGTCGAAGGTAGCGACGCGATTCTAATCCGCAAGCCTGGTGCAAAGGCTAATGAGTCAATTATCGACACGAAGCACAATGGAGACGTCGAGTCTGCCAAGGACGCACTTTGGAAAATGAAAGAATCTGACCGCAAGGCAGAAAGTCCAGAAGCTAAAGCACTTGAGGCTGAACTAATTGAGCGAGGTGTACTTGATAAGGACGGAACCGTAAAAAGGGTTAAGGGGAAGACTGCACTTGATACCTACCAATTTGAAGGAGAAACCTGGCGGATTGATGGAATTGGCAAAGGCCGCGAACCAGACATTACTATCCGTAATCTTGAGACTGGTGAGACTAAGGTCGTCAAAAAGGAATCTCTTAATGGCCGCGACAGGGCGCCCTGGGAAGAAGTAATGTTTGATCAGAATGCTGCCGGGTTTGGGGCTGGATTACCCTCAAAACAATACCCAGAGGCACTTAAATACCTTGAGGGTATTGTTAAAAAGAATGAAGCCATTATCAATGGCAGCCCTTCAAAAGTAGAAGCCAAAAGGGCGAAAGAACGAATTAAGTACGCAAAGGAAGAAATAGAATACTATAAATCCAGTCTTAACCTCGAAACCGATAACCATGCCTGGCTTTCAATTGCGCCTACTGGTGCCTTAGATGCGCCAAACGGAACCGACTCTCAGTTTAAAGTAACTTATAAGCATCCGTCCGGGTTCACCATTAAGTATGAGCCTGGAAAGGGTTACTCTGCTTACGATAAAAATGGCGTTCCAGTTGGTGACCCTTTTGGAAAAGCTCTTGGTGATCCTCGCGTTAAGTATTTTAAATCAATTCGTGAAGCCATTGATCTAATCAAGGGGGAGGTTGGGAGTTTATTTGGGGGAGAACATGAAAGCGATCGCGTCAAGAGCCTGCGTGAAAACTACAGGGAGCATCAGAAAATGCGTAGCCAAGCAAACGCAGAACTTGAGGCGGCACAGGAAAAATACAAAGGCTTTGAGGACAGGATGGACAAGGCTTCTAAAAAGATCGATAAAGACTTTGTAGCAGAGAATGAACGAGACATAGATCCGAACGCGGACATGTCTAATTTCTATCCCGACTCAGTACTAGCAGAACTTAATGGATTAGAGCAAAAAGT